ACTGTAAAAACGCTCTTGAGTCTTCTTACCGTGGTCTTCTTTTGAAGAAAGGTCAGAACAACCCAGAGACTATGGACGCTGAGTTCAAGGATTGGGTATTTGACTACTTCGCAAAATTGTCTGCTGAAAAAGCATTGACTGTTGCAGGTACTGCGTTGACTACTGAAATGGCTGCTGATGCTTCTGTATTGGACTTTGACACTGATGCTGTATTAAGTTCTGCTAACATCCTTGATAAATTAGAAGGTGCTTACGAAACAATGAGTGACGTTATGTTGGCTGCTGTTTACGGAGACGCTGACCGTGATTTCAAACCTGCTATCTTCTTGGGAACTGCTGCTATGCAACACTACCAAATCGCTATCGCTGGTCTTTACACTACTACTCCACAAGGTGTTGTAGAAGGTGGTGTACCGAACTACTACGGTATGGAAGTTATTCACTTCCCATCAATGCCTGCTAACGAATTTATGATTGCTGCTGCTCAGAACATCGTAATGTTGACTGATGAGTACAATGACGTTCGTGCGATTGATATGAAGTACGAAGCTGAACTAAGCTCTGACAAGATTTGGGGACAGTTCAAGTTAGGTTTCTCTTACTTGAAAGGTGAAGAGATTGTCTACGCTAAGAACTTCGCATAATAATAACTAACGGAAGGGCTTCGGCCCTTCCTTTAATACCCTATAACAAATGGCTTGTAATGTAACTCTTGCTGATATTTCCTACTCTTGTGACGATGTTGCAATTGGCGGTATCGTAGAATTGCACGTTGCTAACAAAACTGATGCAGTTTCTGCATTGACTTTGGATGCTTCTGACCGTGCGATTACTGCTGCTTCTGCTGTGACTGGAGTATCACAAATTTCTTTTAACAACAAGGATGGCTTTTCTGTATTCAGTGAAGTTAAAACTGTAGCTGCTGATGGTGTAGTATCAACTGTACCAACTGTATCTGTAGAGCTTCCTAAAATGACTGCTGAAAAAATCACAGCTCTTAACGACCTTTCTAAAGGTGGTGCTGAGTTGGTTGCTTTTGTAGAGACTGCTGCTGGAACTTTCCACGTTTGTGGTTTGGACTACGGCTTGTACGCAGGTACTGTTGACGCTAACTCTGGAACTGGTCGTTCTGAAAAGAACCGCTTCCAACTTACCCTAACAGGTGACGAGCTTGGTTTGTCTTACAGCATTTCTTCTGCTGACTTCGCTACTGCAACTGCTTAATAGCAATCTTGTAAATTAACACAAGGGGGTGAGGCGAAAACCTCGCCCCTTTTTATTTTAAAATATATGGCTTTTAATTGTTCTGTTTTATTGAGTGATATAGACTCCAACTGTTCTAATAGTTTAACAGGGGGAATCAAGAAAGTGTATTTAGGTTTAAAAGAAAACTTAACCTTAACACTTGACACATCAGCGGAGACAGTTCTTTTAAATGCTAACTTAGAAGACTTCGTAACATTTGAGCATAATCCAAAGGATAAGGCTACATACTTCTCAGAAACTAAACAAACGAATTTAAGCGTACCTGTTATAGAAACTGAGATATTTGTAAAGCTACCTGCTATAGATAGCAGAGCCTCAAAGATAGAGCAGATGTCTTATAGAAGCGATATAGTTTGTGTTCTTATGCACAACAACGGAAGCGCAACTATAAGTGGATGGATACGAGGTCTTGATATGAACTACTCGGCATCAAGTGGTGCTTCAATAACAGATGCCTCAAGTATAAATGTAACCTTAAAAGGAACTTCTTGGGAATCATCTATAGCTACGAGTGACCAGTCTTTGATTAAGCTTGGAACACTATGGGTTAATCACAATGAAATTTGGTCTAACAACAATATTAACTGGGGGTAAATGAATTTAACTAACGAAACTATTGAGTCTACTTATGGCAACCTATTAACGATAGGTGATGCTGCTGGTACTCCAACGCAAGGGACTCTTCAAAATGGTAATGGTCAAGCTGTTACTAATCTAACTTTAGATGAGTTACAAGTAAACAAACTTGTACAGACTCAAGCGACTATTGCTGCAAGTGGTACATCTCTTGCTTCTGCTACGCTTCTTACAGCGGGTATAAACCTTGTAACATCTGCGGACTCAAACAACATTGCTGTTAAATTACCACAGCCAGAGCTTGGCCTTGTAATCAACGTAGTAAACACATCAAGCAGAGCTATTGAGGTATACCCTTATTCTGCAACAGATAGCATCTTAGGCCTCAATGATGGCGAGGCTTATATTGTACCTGCTGATGGACAGCTATACCGCATTGTGTGTGTACAGAATCCAAGCGTTGGTGTATGGAGTGTAAGTACCCCAACATCTTCAAACTCTGTTACAAGAACTGTTTCTGTAAATCTTGCAGCAGATGGAACTTATGTTGGTTCTAATGGTGAGTCTTGGTCTGCGGCAAACTTAATGGACCTTAGTAAAACCACATATTACATAAACAACAATCCAGTTTATGTTTTAAATGCACCATTAAATACAGTTGATTATTTTGACGCTCCAGAGTTTAACACATATAATAAGGTTAAATTATCTAAACTGAGCTTAAAGTCAAATGTTCCAGCAGGTGATTTAACAATCTCTCCTTCTCAGTTTGCTTCAACTTTAATGGGAATAACAAGTTCTCAACTATATAATTGTTTTGGATATATTAGAACATCAACTCGTGACGCAGCAACAGTTTATAATATGAATGATTTCCAAACAGTAAGATTTTTAGATTCTTATTCAGCTCTTGTTGCCACAGGAAGTAGCACTCAAGGTTTTGGGCATTATATGGGCAGTGATGGAAATTTGTATCAAAAATATGAGGTATCACTACCTGCAAATCCTTCTTGGGATATCAACGACTCTAACGGTGTAAGAAATATTTATTTCTCTCCTTACATTGGATATGGTAGTACTCCAAACAACACACCTTACACGGGTTATCCTACAGGTTTTTCTTTTGAGGTAGAGGTTGTTGTTGAGTTTGAATTTTCAATGTAATAAAAAACAACTATGGCTTTTAACTGTTCTATATTATTAAGTGATATTGATATCAATTGTAACAAGCGTGTTACGGGTGGTATTGAGAAAGTAATTCTTTTATTACAGAAGGACTTAACTATCACATTTGACCCTCTTGATGAGACTGTTGTAACACAAGTGGACACTAACAACACTGTTGTCTTTGAGCATAACATCAAGGATGGTGTAACTTCTTTTGACGAGAACAAGAATATCTCAAACGGACTTGGTGTAGTAACTACTAACATAGTTGTTCAGATTCCTTCTGTTGACAACAAGGTCAATCAGATTGACTATATGAGCCGAAGAGAAGACATTGTAGCTGTTCTTGTACACAATAACGACAGTGTTACTATCTCGGGATGGATGGATGGATTAACGATGAACTACGAGGCTAATAGTGGCACAGGTATTTCAGAGAAGTCTTTCATCAACATCACGCTAAACACAGAAAGCGGAATTGCTTCTTTGGTTCTTGATGACAAAACTCCGTTTACTGACCAATCTATTTTTAATTAATGGGCTACTTAATAAATAGCGGCTCTGGATATATGAAAGATGCGGTAACAACTACTTCCGCACAAAAAGAATATCTTTATGTAAGAGGTGGATACAGCGGTTCGGTTGTAAATTCTATTGAAGCAGAAGGATTAGTATTCTTTTTAAAACTACACGATTAAATAAAAACAAAATATAATGGCTTACGAAACAATTGTTAAAGAAGGCAACTTCTATCAATCGGCTACAGGAGATTACGGGTTCCGTTTATTAGAGGCTGGTGAGGCTTCTGTTGCGGGTGAGAGCTTCCGTGCTATCCAAGCGGTTGAAGGTGCTGTAGTGACTACTACGACACAAGTGGGTGATGCGTTGACAAGTTTAGGACTTGGCGAGGGAACAATCATCTATGGTAAATTTGATAGCGTATCTTGTGTATCGGGCAAGGTATTAGCTTATAAAGCAGTGTAATGAACTATGTTAGGACTACTAAATACCGTCCTTTCAAGGGGTGGTTCACTATTAACCTATGTAAAGGATGGATTAGTTATGGCAAATAGATTCTTAACACCTCCTAAATTAACCTTCCCAGCCCAAGGCTCGGCCGAATTCAACGGCACGAGTGATTTTATACAAACGAACGAAGAATTTGCTTTTGTAAATTCCGAATATACCGTTTCTTTTTGGGCTTATTTGAATGGTTCAAACACGGGTTTATATCCTACACCATTTCAAAACGGGGCTTATAATGAAGGCGGTATACAACCATTTTATTTTGAAGCGGGCGACTATATAAGAATGGCCCATAATATAGATGGAGGCAATGCCGTTTATGGTGGAACCATTGGTATGTCTCACGATGAATGGTTTTTTATTACATTCACTTTTGACGGCACAAGTGTAAGAAGTTACAAAGACGGAAGCCTTGTGAATACCACCGCATTGGCGGCACCCTCAACAAATTTCTTTGATGCTAAAATAGGTGGCGGCGTTGCTGATAATTACTGGAACGGCAACCTCGCCAACGTTGCGATATGGAACCGCGCTTTAACAAGCGATGAAATTAATTCCGTGATGTGGAAAAGCTACGAAGGTTTAACCGGTGCGGAATCAAACGGACTGCAAGCGTGGTACTCATTAGACGACATCACAAGCCCGGCGGCATCGCTCGCCAATATGGAGCAACTCGCAACGGATAAAGACGCAACAATAGAAAACAAGGCGGCCATCACGGCGGCCATAAATGCACTAAGCTAATGGCACTAATAGATAAAGCGAGCCTTTTAATGGTGCCCAGCACCTACGAGGCGGGAAAATTATACAACGTACTACCAAGCGGAAACCGCGCACCGGATAGCACCGACCAAAATTCGGGCTATGACCAAACGCGGGCCGACTTTGATTTTGATAGAGGAAGCAACACGGCGGCGACGCGAGTGAATAGCGACGGGCTTATTGAGAAGTATCGGGAAAATTTATTGGTGCAGTCGAACCAGTTCGATACGACGTGGGTTCCTCAATCCGGAATAACACTTACTGCAAACCAACAAGGTTACGATGGTACAAATGATGCTTGGAAATTTGAAAAAACCGAAAGTTCTTATAGAAACATAAGAATAAGTGTTTCAGTTAGTGGAGTATATACTACAAGTGTATATGCTAAAGCGGGAACATTAGACCTTCTTACTATAAGAGATGGTTCAAATCAATACGCAAGATTTTATTTATCTACGGGAACTTATACACTTTCTAATTCTCCCGTATCTGGTTCTATGGTTTCGGTTGGAAACGGATGGTATAGATGTTCAGTTACAATGACCACATCTAACCCTACTATACAAATTTATCCCGATTGGAATCAAACAAATGCGGGTTACATCTACATCCAAAACGCACAATTGGAAAGCGGTTTAGTCGCAACCGACTACCTCGACTCAACAAGCGTAACCGGCAAGGCGGGCGTTCTCGTCGATTTGCCGCGGATAAATTACGACGCTAATGGGGAAAACGGGGCGTTGCTTTTGGAGCCGAGTCGGGCGAATCAAATAAGTTTTAGCGAGTATTTCGGGTCAAGTGAATGGCTAAAAAGGACAAGCGATTCAACGGCCGTTCCAGCGGTTACGGATAATTATGCAATCAGTCCGGAGGGTGTAAAAAACGCCGCGCGTGTAGTTGTAACAAAACCCGGAACCGATAATGATTACGCGGTTATAAATGACAAC